GTTAGTGTTGCTATTTATTTTACATTACTTAAAACTGGGGGTTATTTTAATTAATATGAGACATCATGCAAACTTTTATACAAATAGATTAGCCAAGGAATGGTTGAAGAACGGTAAGATTATTATAGCATGTGATCTTGACGATACAATTATTCCTTACAACGAAGAAATTAAAGACAACTGTAAAAAAATGGTTGATTTGATTTTGGAGTGTCAAGAAGAAGGAATATACTTTTTGATAAACACCGCAAGAAGTAAAGAACAATTAGAAAAAGCAAAAGAACAAGTCGAATCTCTGGGTATTGTTGTTCACGGGGTAAATGAAATGCACCCAGAATGGAATAGACCTTATGGTGTTAACGGAAAATTGTACGCAAATATCTTCCTTGATGACCGTGGTGGATTTTGGGATGCTTACTGGACTTTACTAAACACATTAACTATTGTTAAAATAGAAAGAAAAAATGGGTATAAGGATGAACAACAATCATAGAACGGACGCAGAATTTGAAAGCTTCCTTGAAAAAATCGGAGGACTTCAAAGAGCATATAGAGTTGATAAAGGATTAATACTTAAAAGGAATCAATTTAATATTGGTAATGGTTGGTTAGGTATTGTACAAAGATTGTTTGAAACATTAATTGCTCTTGGTTGGGATAAAAGTTTTGTTAATGTAAAAGAAAAGTTTGGAGGTATGAGTATATTTTTGGATAACCTACCAGAAAATGGATTTCATTTTGTTATTGAAGCTGAAAGAGAAACATTCCAAGTCTGTGAAGTGTGTGGTGAACCTGGAAAACAACACAAAATTAATGGTTGGGTTTATACACTTTGCGATGAACATAGAGATGAAAAACTTTATGTTGAATATGAGGGAAAAAGATATTTAAAAAAACTTATGGAACCAATAAAAAATGGTGACATATATTTTAATGCTCTTACAAATACAATTGAAATTTGTGAAACTGATAACTTTTTTGATCCCTGGTCGTTAAAAGTTATTGAAGTTATAAAAAATAATGATTAAATTTTGATATGGAAATGGAAATTGAAAGATTAAACAAAATGAGAGAACGAATTATTGAAAAAGCAGAAAAAATTAAACCAGATTTTAAACCACCAAAACAAGATTTGGGTGACGATGGCTACAAACCGATGACGTTTACTATTCATCCAAACGAAAGTAAAATACTAAATGAATGGATGGGTCATATTTATGGTGTTTATGGTATGTATGGTAATTTTGAATATAAGTTTAAAAGTACTGGTGGTTTGGGTTATGAAATTTGGGTTTATAGTGATTTAGCAAAAACCGAAATTTGTTTAACAAAAGATGTTGACTATTAAAAAAATATATAATATAATTAAAAAAAATAAGTTATGACAATTAAACAAGCATTAAAACTAAAAAACAAATTAGTTCACGAATTAAATGAACTATTGGCGAGATTACATAAAAATAATTCTGTAATCGAAGGTAATCAAAGAGATTATTCAACAAAAGAAACTTTAGCTATAATCTACACAAAAGTAGATGAATTAACAGCACTTAAAACACAGATTCATCAGGCAAACACAGTTGTTTACGATAAAATATTTTTATTGTCTGAATTAAAATCAGTGGTTAAAAATTTAAAAGCGTTAGACTGTACAAGTGGTATTTCTGAAGATTACTACTCAAGAAGAAATGAAACTCCGACACTTAAAACAAGTGAAATTACGGCAGTCGAAAGAGATAATGAAGTTAAATTCTTGGAATCAAGAATTGAACAACTACAAGACGAACTGGATTATCATAATTCAGTGACCTATTTGGAACCTTACGAGGACCAAGTATAAGAGTAATTAGTATGTTTGTGATTTTTAATCTACAACTTGTAAGAATCGATGGTTAGATTTGATACTGTATTCAAAAGTTAAAAATCAAGCGTTCAACATTTAGGTAAGTCAAAATTTAAAACTCAATTTCTCGAATCACATAACAACTAATTTACTCTAACCCCAAGACTCTAAAAAAGTTTTGGGGTTTTTTTGTTTTTATTTTTTTTTAATGTATTTATATAAAAGTAAATAATAAACCAAAAAAAAAATAAAAAATGGCATTTGTAATTATTGACAATCCTGGATTTATAACATCAACAGTAAGACAAGGGCAAGGTAACATAGCTGGAGCTAACTATGCAACAGTTTCTGGAGGTAGAGGAAATAACGCAAGACAAACGTATACTACTATTAGTGGTGGTTATAAAAATACAATAACAAATGGAACAACATCATATTCTGTTATTGGTGGTGGTAATGAAAATACAATTGAATCTTATTCATCTACGATTGGTGGTGGTAGATTTAATACAATACCAGTAAAAAGTGATTATAGTGTAATTGAAGGTGGACTTAGAAATACTGTTTGTGGTATTTATAGTACAATTATTGGTGGTTGTAATAATAAGGTAATTGCTAATTGTTCATCAATTTTAGCCGGATCAAATATGACTGCAACAGTTAATAATACAGCATATGTGCCAAAATTAAATATTAGAAATGTTGGTTCAACCACACCAGTAATTAATTTAGGGCTTGATTCATCTGGATTTGTTGTAACTGGTACTACAACAACAGATATTTTTGTTTCTGGACTTACATACAATAATGGAACTGGTGTTCTTACACTTACAAATTCTGATGGAAATACATTAACCGCTTCTGGATTTAGTACTGGTAGTGGCTCTGACATTTATTTAACCGGTGCTTCCTACAATAACGGAACTGGAGTTTTAACTTTAACAAATACAAACGGTTCCACGGTAACAGCATCTGGATTTAATACTGGTGGTGGTGGTTCTGGTGTAATAATAGCTGGTAATGGTTTTCAATCAACCTTAAGATGTGGGAATCAAAATGCAGCCTTATCACAACAATCAACCGTATTAGGAGGTATTTTTAATAGCGCTAGTGCACAATACTCAACAGTAACAGGTGGATACCTAAATAAAACACTTGGAACTCACGCTTTTATTGGTGGTGGTAGAGAAAATACTGTTTCAAATGGTTTTGCAAATATTGCTGGTGGTGATAGAAACACAACTATTGGTAATATTTCATTTATTGGTGGTGGTCTATTTAACACTATTACTGGTAATGCTGAGGGTGGAATAATTGGAGCCGGTATTTCAAATACGTTAAATCACTTAAAATCAAATATAATAGGTTCAAATTTATGCTCAAACAGACAATGTACAACATTTGTTAACAACCTTTCAATTATGAATATACCAACAAGCTCATTTCAGTTACCAACTGGTTCAGTTTGGAGAGAACCATCAACAGATTATTTAAAAATTGTACCTTAATAAATAAAAATAAACATAAATAAAAAAAAATTAAAAATGGCTTTTGTAATAATAGACAATCCTGGATTTACAACATCAACTGTAAGATGTGGAAATTGTAATACAGCACCTGCTAACTATGCTACCGTATCTGGAGGTAGAGGAAATAACGCAAGACAATCTTATACCACAATTGGTGGAGGTTATCAAAACACAATAAGTGGAAACACAGCTTACTCAACAGTTGCTGGTGGCGGAGGAAACACAATTCTTTCTTATGGTGGATTTGTTGGTGGCGGTAGATTCAATAGAATGAATCCAAACGGTGACTACTCAACAATTGGTGGTGGACTTTGCCATAGTGCTTTTGGTACATATTCATCAATTTTAGGTGGAGATTCAAATGACTCAATAGGAAATTACTCAACTGTTGGTGGTGGAAAATCAAATACAGTTATGAGTACATATGGTTCAGTGCTTGGTGGTTTTAATAATAAAGTTACTGGTAATTGTTCTTCGGTTCTTGCTGGGTCAAACATTGTTGCATCTGCTCCAGACACAGCTTACGTACCAAACCTTAACATTAGAAATGTTGGTTCTGGTAGTGCTGTTATTAATCTAGGACTTGATAGTTCTGGATTTGTTGTAACTGGTGTTACAACAACAGATATTTTTGTTTCTGGACTTACATATAATAATGGAACTGGAGTATTAACTTTAACAAATTCTAATGGTAACACATTAAACGCTTCTGGATTTTTAACTGATGATTTTTATGTTACTGGTGGAACTTATTCTAATGGTACTATTACTTTAGACAGACAAGATGGTTCTGTTACTATAAATGGATTATATACTGGTGGAACAGATTATTATTTAACAGGTCTTACTTGGAATCCTGGAACTTTTGAACTAGAAGCTTTAGTAAATGATGGTAATGGATATCAAGTTGATTTATCAATATTGGCTTCTGATATGACCGTGACCGGAGGAACATATAATCCAACAACTGGTGTTGCCTCGTTTACAACAAATTCTGGAAATACTTTTAATGTCTCTGGATTTTTAACAGGTTTAACAGATGTTTTTTTAACTGGTGCAACATATGATTCTGGAACTGGAATATTAACATTATCAAATACAAACGGCTCAACTGTAACAGCTTCAGGATTTAATACCGGTGGCGCTGGTTCTGGTGTAATGATTGCCGGAAGTGGTGTAGGTTCTGTATTAAGATGTTCAAATTTTAACACCGCATCAGGTTGTAATTCAGTCGTAGGTGGTGGAACTCAAAATATAGCGGACGGAAATTGGTCCGTAATTGGTGGCGGTCAAGTAAACTCAACCTGCAACTCTTATTCAACCGTAAGTGGTGGTAGATCAAATAAAGGATTAAATTTTTACACATTTGTTGGTGGTGGTTGTGGTAATACAACTATCGCACCCTATTCAATAGTTGCTGGGGGTTGTTTAAATATTAACAGTGGGGTTTACTCATTCATTGGTGGTGGAGAATGTAATTATACTCAAGGAGAATATGCTGTTGTGTCTGGAGGTTACTGTCACACAAGTGCCGGAAATCTATCTGTAATTAATGGTGGTAGAAATAATATAACAAGTTCTTGTTATTCGACAATAGGTGGAGGTATGTTTAACCAATCAACTGGTTTTGGTTCAACTATTGGTGGTGGAAGAAATAACACATCTAGTAATTTTTATACAACAGTTTCTGGGGGTAGATATAATGCTTTAACACATACCGATTCAACAATTAGTGGTGGTATTAATAATACAGCAATTTGTGTTGGATCAACAATTGGTGGTGGTCAACAAAATACAAGTTGTGGTGCACAAACAGTTATTGGTGGTGGTTTTTGTAATACAATATTCGGAGACCCAAATATTGGTGATTATACAACAAGATCATCAATTGTTGGTGGTGGATTAAATAGAATATGCGTGGGTTACGGAGCTTCAATTGGTGGAGGTTTGAACAACACAATTGGAAATATAAATTGTGGTGTAGCTTCCGGAACCGCATCTATAATTTCGGGTGGTGATGGTAATAAAAATTTTGGTTACGGGTCCACAATAACAGGAGGTTTCACTAACATAATATCAGGTGGAAATTACAATGGTATTTTTGGTGGAGAAGGTAATAATGTAAATCAAAATAATAACTGTACATACATAATCGGTTCAAACATAGCCTCAAATAGAAATTGTACAACGTTTGTAAATAACCTTTCAATTATGAATGTACCAACAAGTTCTGGTGGATTACCAACTGGGGCTGTTTGGAGAAACCCAGCAACAAATGGTTTATTTATTGTACCTTAATTAATAAAATAATAAAAATTAAAACCCCAATCCAAAGTTGGGGTTTTTTTATTTAAAATAATTTCATATATTTACAATATGATTTTATTATTAATTTTTGCAGTATTATTTATTGGTTATAAATTTAAACATAAAAAAAGAATGGGTGAACACCCATTCAAATCATTTTTCGATAAAAATGACAGATAAAGAAAAAACACGTATTGAAAAATTTCTTGAAATACATTTCGGTAATTTGGAAACAGTCCCCAACAGAAACGGAAAGTACAAGTCTTTAGGTTATAAAGACGACAACACAACAATATTTCTAATTGAAGAAAGTCATAGTCAAATTTTTGTCGATTCAAAAAAAGTAATTAGTCCAATTTTTAGTATGTTTAATACTGATTACACAGAAACATATGATTTTGTTAAAGAATGGGTTTTAAAAAAATATGGACTAGATTGTATTGATTTAGTTGGAATAAATACAGAATAATTTGTAAAATCAATTTTAATTTATTATCTTTGTTCTATGAAAGTAATGTTCTTAGATCACGACGGAGTTATATGCCTTTCCAGTAATTGGGGTGGACGATTCAAGAAAAAAGGGTTTGATTCAAACCCCGAAACTCCTTTGGATATACGAATGGATAGCTTTGATTCAAAAGCAGTTAAAGTATTAAATGAAATCATAGAACTTACAGGTTGTGAAATTGTTGTTTCTTCTGACTGGAAAAAATGGGGTACATTAGAAGATATGAAAGAAATGTATAAAACTCGTGGTATTAAAGAACCACTTGATTTAACACCAGTAATAAAAGATTGTAAGAATTTTGTTAATGAACACGAGTGGATGGCAATGTGGGAATTGGAACACACACGAGCGGTTGAGATAAAAAACTGGTTACACGACCACCCTGAAGTAACACATTGGGTTGCTATTGATGACCTTAATATGGGTAAAGATGGTTCATCCTGGAAAGAGTGGGGGTTAGATAACTTTGTTCACTGCAAACGACCATATAACGAAGGAATAAAACAATCTGGACTTAAAGAAAAAATATTAAAGTTTTTGGAATGAAAAACATAAAACAGTTATTTCGTGGAAATCTTGACCTTCTTGAAAAACCAGAAGTACAAAAACTTATTGAATACACCCAAGAACTTGAAGGACAAGTATTAGAAAGAAAAATTGAAGATACATACGATAAAGAACATATGTTAAAAACAATGCTTTCAGATATTCTTTCAAGTTGTAGTGAGTATGAAGAAAACAAAATACTTGAAGATAGATATCCAGACTTATATGAAAAAGTTGATGCCGATTCTTTAGTTAAAAATTTAAAAGATTATATTTTAAATATGAATTTTATGAATAATTTAGGATTATGAAAAAAAGAGTTTATTTAATTGATATTGATGGAACTGTATGTGAAGATATAAAAAACGAAGATAGTTACTTATATAAGGATGCAAAACCATACAAAGGTTCAAAAGATGAAATTAATAAACTTTATGATGAAGGAAATAAAATAGTTTTTTTCACTGCCAGAGAATATAAAGACAAGGGTGTAACTCTTTCCTGGTTATGGAAACACGGATTCAAATTTCACGACCTTATAACGGACAAACCAAGATGTAAGGAAGATGAAGAATATGTGTGGATTGATAATAAACCTGTAAGAGGTATAACATATAAAGGAGAGTGGGGACCAATTGTTGAAACAAAAAACCAGGAGGTTAAAACTCTATTAAATTTTAATATTGAAAAATGATAAAGAAAGTAAAATTATTCATCGTTGATGAAAAACCATATTTGGTATCACTAGATAAACTTGAAGTTGGTGATAAGGCTGTTGTAACAGTTGGTGGTAAATATCCGTCAATTGTTGAATGTGGTAATGAACAAATCATTGATTTAATCACAAATAGTAAATTAACATTGACGCAACCCTTCAAGGTTTATATGGGTCCAGAAAAAGTTAATTTAACAAAAGAACAAATTGAAAAACTTACCGAAGATGAGTCTGATGGTGTATTAGAAGTTGTTGAAGAAAACGGTACAATAACATATAACTTATGATTTTAGCGGAAAAAATTTTATTTGCATTAGCACTGGTTGCTGTTCTTGCAGTACCTATAGAACTTTATATTAGAAAGAAAAAAGGAAAAAAAGATGAATGATGTTTTAATTGAAACACCAAAAGGTGTTGGTAAATTGGATAAGTTATATGTATCTGATCTTGGATTTTTAATGATTAAAATAGCATTTGATGACGGTACTTACACCGGATATAATCTTGGTAAACACAATCCATCAGATAACGCCTTCACAAAGGAAATATCTAAAGACGAACACTTTGTCTGAAAAAATAATTATAAAACTTGTTTGATTAAAAAAAATTTCATATCTTTGTCTAAAGATTATAAAATGACAGATAGAAAAAAATACCTTTTATCACAAGACTTTCAAATGACCTTCACTCAAGAATCTGATTGTTGTGATGATAAAGAACAATATATCACAATCAAAACACAAAACGGTGGTGGAGGTGATTTTTACGTTATCGACACAGAAAGATGGGCATTTGATAATATCCCAGAATTAATTACAATCTTAAAAAGATTTGAAGCGGCACACAGTTTAATTAAACAAAAAGAATTAGAATAATGAAAGATTTAAATGACCAAGAATTGTTGGATTTAGCCTACAATGAAATACGTAAAATGGATATCCATATTATCTCAACAGTTATATTTGTTGTGGTACTAGTTGCCGAATTTATTTTAGCTTTTTTACAAATAATCTCGTTACCAATTTTATTTCTTTTCTTATCTGCTATTATAATTTTATATTATTACCATAGTCAAAGATTTAAAAAATGTGAAAAAAGAGTTGAAGAAATATTAAATGAATTAACATCAAGAGATATATGAAAAAATTATTAGTATTGTTATTAATATTAACATCTTGTAATCAAATTGAATACAAGTACAAAATAGAAGGAACTGTTGAGACTAAAGATGGTCCACATTCTGCAATCTGGTATACAGATACAATTAGTTTTGACGGCGATACTGCATATTATTTTAATAGTGATGGGAGTGAAGTTAGGATTTATCCACCATTTATTTTAAAGCACATTAAAAATGAAAAATAAAATTATTATATTAGCAGTGTTGTTCTTAACAAGTTGTGCAAACTGGAAGTATAAAGATGTAGAATACGAAAGTTGTAAAAATTTAGAAAAGATACACGTTCATCTTTATCACCACGATAGTTGTGAATGGCATTGTTTAAACTTGGAAGAAGGGGAATATACAATTGAAGATAAGTTTAGAATCAAGTATAAGACAGATAAAAAAGGAAAAGTAAAAAAAGTAAAATTAGTAAAATGACAGAAAAAGAATTAATACTTTTGGGACTCAAAAGTGAAGAAATTAAAGAACACGATGAAGACGAATCTTACTATTATGTTTTAGATATTGTTGATGGTCTAACATTTATAACACCAACAAATGAAGACATTAAAGACGGTAACTGGTATGTTGAATTTTTCAATACGGACCCATCCGTAAGATTCTACGAGTTCGGAGAAGTCCAAGGACTGATAAACCAACTAACAAAAGCAATTGTAAAATGACAAATAAAAAAGCTATCTACGAAACAATTTTAACTGAACATAGAAGAATTACAAATGAAATTTCTGACATCAAAGCAAATAGTTACGAACTAAATGATGAAGAAAAGAAAAGAGTAAAAGACTTGCAAACTAGACAGATACAACTTATGAATCAAATGAAAATATTATTCAATGGAAACTTTGGCAAATAAAATACCAACACACGACCCACAAACAGGAGAATTAAATCCCTATTACGAAGAACTAACAGGTGAGAAAAATCCATTAATCAATTCTGATGAAAAAAAAACTGTCACATTTGACACGACGAAGTTAGTTGGAAAAGAATTTAGATATAAGAGTAAATACGGTATTTCTAATTGGTCTGATAAAGTAAAAAACATAGAGTATGTTCTTGGTATAGAAACAAATATTGAATTACCAATTAAACCTTATGTTGAAAGTCAAACAAAAAAGGAATTAAAACTTTATGGTTATACATATACATTACTTGTAAGATCTACAAGGGCTGACCAGGTTTATGATTTTAATGATTGTATTTTTTTAATAGATTAAGTTATGAAGTATTTTAAATTATTTTTGATGTGGTTAGGTTTTATAGTGATTGCATCAATATTTGGCGAATATATCGTCAGTCGAGAAGTTAACGGATTCCTCCAACTTTTAAGTTTCGTTGGGTTGATAGGAGTTCTTATGTATATAATAAACGAAACAAACAAAATTTTAACAAAAAACAAAACAAAATGATTAGTACTTTAATTTTTATTTTAGGATTAGTAATTGCATTAGTAATTGCATTTACAACAAGGGACAATATGTATGTCCAAAAACAAGACAGATGGGGAGATATGAAAGAAACTTTTAATATGTCCTGGTTATTTAAACCACTTGGCATCTTCCTTTTAGGTTTGATTATATCTTCAGTACAACCATTCGCACTTGAAAGAGTTGATGCAGGTCACGTAGGTATCAAAGTTAATCTAACCGGAGACAAACGAGGTGTATCAAGTTACGAATACAAGACAGGTTGGGTAATGTATAATACCTGGACGGAACAGATGTTAGAGTTTCCAACATTCCAACAACATATTGAATACAAGGATCAAACTGTGATTACAAAAGGTGGATTTGCTGCAACAATTAAACCATCATTCAACTACTCACTTAAACCAACAGCTATTGGTAATATGTTTGAGAACTTGAGATTAGATATTAAACAAATTGAACAAGGATGGTTAATGAATGCGATTGTTAGTTCTGTAAATGACGTGGCCAATAAGTGGGAGGTTGATGCAATCTTTAATAAACGAGAAGAATTTGAAGCGGCAATTGTTGCGGAGTGTAATAAAAGATTATCTAAATGGTTTGAAGTATCACAGTTAAGAACTAATATCATACCTCCAGCATCATTACAAAAAGCGATTGAAGGTAAAACAAAAGCGGTTCAAGAAGCTCAAGCAGCGACACAACGTAAATTAGTAGCAGAAGCTGAAGCTCAAGAAAAAATCGCAATTGCAAAAGGTGACTCCGCAAAAGTTATCATCGACGCACAAGCATTGGCCTTGGCTATGAAAATAAAACAAAAAGAAATTACACCTTTATATGTTGAGTATTTGAAAGCACAAAGTTGGAATGGAGTTTTACCTACAACTGTAGCTGGTGGTACTGGAACATTCTTAAACATTAAATAAGATAGGTCAAGAACTAAAATTAAATCCCCATTTAAAGAGTGGGGATTTGTTTTTTTAAATAAGTTTTATTATATTTGTGATATGAAAGGAAAACTGATTAAAACGGATGTTAATTTCCTCCTTGAAGATGATAAAGGTGTTGTAATTGCGTCCACATCATTAAATAAAGAAGGTTTATCCCTGTCTCAAAAAAACTGTCAAGAAATTGAACGTGGTTATGATTTGGATGAGTTGGCAATGGGGTATGATTTATATGAAAACATTAATTTTGTTGGTCAAATGAGGGCTTTCAAAGAAGGTTTCCAAAAAGCACTTGAGGTAAATGCCGACAAAAGGTTTACCCTCAAAGAAATGGTGGAATGTTGGAACAGAGCTTTAGAATTTCAAACACATAAAGAAACATTGGGTGAATATATTAAATCACTAAAACAAACTGAATTTGATGTTGAGATTGTGATGGTTCCGGCAATGTCAAATAATGGTAATGTATATTATGGTGATATACCAAAACTTGATGATGATGGGTGTTTAATATTAAAAAAATTATAAAAATGGAACAAAGAAGTACACACTACGGAGACGTAGCAAAATGGATAGAAAAAGTAATTGATTCTTGTGAGACGTACCAACAAACGTTTACCGCCAAAAAATTAATTACTAATTTCGCAAAACAATTAAGAACTAAATCTCCTGACAAGTATTGGAGAGATTATCAATACAGTGTTATTTGGCCACTTGAAGCGATGGTAACATCCAAACGACAATTATTCATAAATAAATCGGAATAATGGAAGAAACAAAATACCCAATAGGTGGATTTGCCCCTGGAAACTATATGTGTGTGTGCGTCACCTGTAAAAAACCATATTACGGAGATAAAAGAGCATCACAATGTGAACCTTGTGCTATTGAAATGGTTAAAACAAAAATTGAGGTTGCAGAGAATGGAGGTATTGAAATAGTACACGATTACTTACCTGGATTTATAGAACAATTTGGTGATGGTCCACTTGGTGAATTAAACCCGAATGATTGGGACGCATTACAATTTTTGAGATGGTTAAAGTTAAATAATTATAAAATAATAAAAAATGACAGAAAAATATCAAATCAAAAAGTGGATTGAAAACATTATTAAATCTTCAATTAATTGGGAACAATTAACTACTTGTGAAAAGTTAATAAATAATTTTGAAACCCGAATGAAAAAAGAAGATTATGATGGAATGTTGGCATTACCATTTATTATTGACTTAAAATATAAAATTGAAGTTAAACGAAAAGATTTATTATACACTAATCACATAACACTTAATTAATATGAGTAAACACAAAATTGATCCAGATATGTTTAAAGGTTTAAATGAAATGATGAAGAATTTTCAAAAAAATCCTTTCACACCACAAATACCAACAAAAAATATGTTTGGTCTTGGTAATATTAAAAAATATATTTTTATTCTTGCCGGATTACTTTTTATGTCTGGATTTGGATTTGGTGTAATGATAGGTTTGTTATTCTAAAAAATAATTGTATCTTTGTGGTATGATTTCCGATAAACTTAAAAACATACCACAAAACCCTGGATGTTATTTGTTCAAAAACGACAAAGAACAAATCATCTATGTTGGTATGTCCAAGTTTTTACCAAAAAGAGTATCATCTTACTTTCAAAAAAATCATACTGGTAAAACAAAAACTCTTGTTGAAAACATTGTTGATGTTGAGTTCAAGATTACATCATCAGAACAAGAAGCAATCATCCTTGAGGAAGAACTAATCAAGTTATATAAACCAAAGTTCAACATCAAAGGAAAAGACGACAAGACAAGAAAATGGTCTCTGTGTTTTACAGAAGAAGATTTCCCAAAACTGGAAATTGTCCGAGACAAACAAGACGATAGGTTATCACTTGATTTTACATCTGGTATGTTATGTCGTGAGATTTACAAACTTATTCACGATGTGTTTGAACTTCGTAGTTGTTCTTATGATTTGACAGAAGAAAATATCACAAAAGAAAAGTTCAAGACCTGTTTGGAATTTCACCTTGGAAGATGTAATGCACCTTGTGTAAAAAATATCAAAAAGTTTTATTACAATGAGATTATTCGTGATGTGAAAAAAGTTCTATCACTTGATATTTCCAGTCTTAAAACAAAGTTGAAGAAGTCTATGAAGTATCATTCAGACAATCTGGAGTTTGAAAAAGCACAACACTTATTATCAAAACTTACAAATTTGGAAAGTATTGATAGTAAGTTGAATGTTATACGATTACAGAAATATAACAAAAAAGCTTTTGATGTAAAAAATATCCTTGGTCTTATTAATCTTCCACAGACAATTGAAGCGTTTGATAATTCACACAACCAGGGTGATTCCAATGTTGCAGCTTCTGTTAGGTTCCAGAACGACAATCCAGTTAAATCTGAATACCGTAAGTATATTATAAGAACCGTAGATGGTATTGATGATTACGCATCGTTTGATGAAATACTTAATCGTAGATTTAAAAGATTAATTGACGAAAAACAAAAACTTCCAGATCTTGTTGTGATTGATGGAGGTAAAGGACAATTAGGTATTGCCAGAAGAGTATTTGAAGAACTTGGAATATTAAACCAGGTTGACCTTATTTCAATATCAAAAGATTCAAACCACAAATCATCTATTATTCATAAAGTTGATGGTTCCGAGTTCAGTATCAAGGATGATTTAAACTTTACAATGTTTGGTAAAATCCAGGAGGAAGTTCACCGATTTGCAATCAAGTTTCATCGTGACAAACAATCCAAAAAATTGTTTTTATAATGCTTGAATTTTAATATAAATTATTTTATACTTAATAAAAAAAGTGATATGTTAAAGAAATTAAACAGGTGGTTTGAACTAAACTGGGGTTGGTTCTTTATCAATGGAAGAAAACAAGAACAATGGAACGAATACTTAAAAAACAAATATAAAAAATGAAAACAATAGAAGTAAATTTAGGAGTGGGGATGAATATGTTATTCCCAGAACCAATACAAATCGTTATTGACGATACATTTGAAAAGAGATATGAAAGTTACCGTGAGTTTGTTAAAACATTGGAAGATGTGGATTATGATTATATAACTGACGACCCAAATGAACATAAATTAAGAGAGTTTACATTTGAAGAATTTGTTGAAGCGTGGGAAAGTAATACTAGGTTACAAGAACAATTTAAATAATATGGAAGCAGAAAAATTTGAACAAGCAAAAAAAATTAAAGGAGACCTTGATAGGTTGGAAACACAAAAGTATAAACTGGAATCCGCACTTAAATCTTGTAGTTTAGGTGCAACAATCGGATATTCAAGGGGAGGAGCTTATCCTAGCAAACAAGAGGTAAGTCTCTATAATAGGGATCTTATTAAAGAAATGATAACCAAAGCACTTGAGGGGTTGAATGAAGAAATAGATTTAGTGAAAGAAGAATTTGAAAGGTTATAATATGGAACAGAACCCTATAGAATTTATTAAGGAAAAAATTGAACTTGATGGAGACACCGATTTTTTACATATTAATTGGGACAAGTTTTATGATATTATAGAACAAGCCTATTTGATGGATATAAAAAGAATGGAATCCCTTAAAGATTTTGATACTTGGAAAGAATGGAAAAACTCTAAATGATATGTCGTACTATAGAATCAAAATACAAGAAAAAAATAATGGACAAAAAACTTACACACCACAAGTGGGTAAATTAAAAATTTCTGGACTATGGATTAAAAGACAAGAAATTGTTTGGTATACAATAGTTCACGCTCACGGTAATACATTTGGATTATCTGAAACAATAACTGTGGGATATGCCACCGAAGAGTCGGCACTAAAAGTTATTGAGGATTATAAAAATAAGAATGGGATAGAAGATGCTAATAAAGTTAAATCCACAACATATAAAATGATTGACTGATGAAAAAAATTTATATATTTTTTTGGTGGTTATGGAACTATCCTGAAATAGTTTGGATGAAATTTAAATCGTATTTTAAAAGATGAGTAAAAGAGTTAAAATAGAAAATAATTGGAAAGCCGAACCTCTTGATCTATCTAGTTGGTATGAAAGTCAAAAAAAACAAGAATTAGAAGAACAAGAACGAAAACGAACAGAAGAAGCATTAGAACAAGAACGAATTGATAAAATAAATTGTCCTCTTTGCAAATCAACTGATAAGATACAAAGAATAAAAAGAAAAAGTAATGGAATAATGGGTCCAGGACATTCAAGTTGGATTACAGATGATTACTTGGTTTGTAGAAGATGTGGAATACATTATGACGATGTGACAAAATTAAAATAAATTATGGAAGAAAATAAATTACCAACAACAATAGGGTCTGGAGGTTTTGTTGAATGCGAATTAAATAAAAATATCCAAGGCAGAAACACACTTGATAAAAAATATCAAGAACTACTCAAAGACATTTTGGATAATGGAATCAAAAAAAGTGATCGTACAGGGACCGGAACCATTAGTGTTTTTGGTCGTCAGATAAGACATAAAATGAGTGAGGGTTTTCCATTACTTACAACAAAGAAAATGTATTGGAAAGGCATTGTAACAGAATTGTTATGGTTTTTAAGGGGTGATACAAACATCAAATATCTTGTTGATAATGATTGTCATATTTGGGATGGTGATGTATATAAATCATTCATGATAAAAAATGGATTTAAAAAGACTGATTTAGGTTGGGAAGGTAAAATGGGTGGACTCAACCAAAAAACTCATGCTTGGTTAACACAAGAAGAATTCATCAACAAAATCAAAACAGATGCAGATTTTGCTAAGAAGTGGGGTGATTTAGGTCCAATTTATGGTAAGCAGTGGAGAAAATGGAACAAAATTAGATTCAGAGATATTAATAGAATCAACCAACATCATAATCAAATAGCGGGTATTGAAAATCCATTTGAAGAAGAAGGAAAATGGGTTAGAGGTTATGAAGACCAAATCGCAAACCTAATCAACGACCTTAAAACAAACCCAGACTCAAGACGCCTGATGGTTTCAGCCTGGAATGTAGGTGAATTAGATCAAATGACACTTCCACCTTGTCATTACGGATTTCAAGTTTATACAAGAGAGTTGAGTTTGGAGGAAAGAGTTGAAATATACGGTGTAGAAAAAATCCAAACAAATAATGCAGGTTGGTATGAATACAGTTTGGCAGAATTAGATGTAAATCAGGCAAACATCCCTAAACGAGCAATCTCTTTAATGTGGAATCAAAGATCGTGTGATTTTCCGCTTGGGATCCCAATGAATATCTCATCATATGCACTACTCTTAACGATAATAGCAAAAGAAGTTAATATGGTTCCGGATGAGTTGATTGGAAATTTAGGTGATTGTCACATTTATCTTAATCAAATTGAAGGTGTTAAGGAACAGATTGGTAGAGAACCATACCCACTACCAAAGTTATTGTGTCTGGACGAGTATCATTACTTAATGGATAAAGAACTTGTTGGTGAGATACCGTTTACTGAAAAGATTGAAAAATTTAGACCGGATTTCTTTACGTTGGAAAATTACCAATCACACCCTAAAATATATTTTCCACTTTCTAATTAATTTTTAGGACTACCATTTAACTTTTTATCTTTTGTAGATATTTATATTAAAAGGTAGTCCTATGGTTGGTATTTATAGAATAAAAAATTTGGTAAATGGAAAGATTTATTATGGTTCGTCAAAAGACATTAAAAAAAGATGGAGAACACATAAAAATAACTTAAACAATGGAAAACATCATAATTCACCATTGCTTAACGCTTGGAACAAATACGGAGAAGAAAATTTTATTTTTGAAATTATTGAACTCTGTGATGAAAAAATTTTACTTGAAAGAGAACAACATTATTTAGATTTAAAACCAGAATATAATATCGGAATTAAATCTAGTGGTGGTGACAACATAACAAAAAATCCAAATAAAAAAGATATTATTCGTAGAATTACAGAATCGATTAAAAAAAGATACAAATTGATGACAGACGAAGAAAAAAAAGAAATGTTTTCATTACCTATGGATAAGAATCCAAATTGGAAAGGTGGTATATCATTTGTTTATTGTGAATGTGGGAAAAGAATAGGTTACGGTCATACTCATTGTAACAAATGTAGGCCAAGAAGTAGTGAAAACAATCCATTCTTTGGTAAACAACATACGGAAGAAACAAAACAAAAATTAAGTGAAGGTAAGAAAGGAAAATATCACGGAGAACAAAATATACCTATAATAATTGATGATGTTGAATACAGATCGGCTGGTGAAGCGTCCAAAACACTTAATATCCCAATGGTTACGATAAGGTGGAGAGTAATTAGTAAAAACAAAAAGTTTGAAAATTACAAATATAAAGAATAGTATTTACACCGATTCTCATAGGGGTTTACCCCCATTTTAACTAAAAATACTTTTCAAATCAAAATAGATTGTTTAAGTTTGTATAAGAAATTAAAAAATAAAAAAAATATGAAAAACATACATTTATTACCAACAGAAAAACTAAGTAGGTTAATGATTGATACAATAGAAAATAAATTGTATTTACAACCTATTTTGCATGAAAAAACTATTAATGTTTTACCTCAACACATCTACATCACTTCTGATAAAGAAATTAAAGAAGGAGATTGGTGTTTATGTTCTGAAGAATTAGTCCATAAAGTAGTAGAAATTAAATCAAATATAGGTATAATTAGATTTCAAGATG